CTTTAGTCCCGCCGAGTTTATCGAGAGTAAGAAAGGTAAACTTCGGTCACGATACATGAACGCGCACAAGAAGAACGTCCAGCGGGGCGTTTCTCTTAAGGACATCTCAGACATTGGAGCGTTTGTCAAGAACGAGCGCTATTTCGAAGAGAAGGCGCCTAGAATGATCATGGGTAGGAATCCCAGGTTCAATTTGTTGTATGCCCGATTCATCTCACCGGTGGAGAAGGCATTCTTCAGCTTGGACCAGGTTGCTAATGCCTGTGACTACTCTAAGTGTGGAAAGAAGTTTGCCGAATTGATCGGCCAATGGTTCTTCGAAAATGACATGTCTAAGTATGAGAGTAGCCAGAGATGGTTTACACTCAAATTGGAATATCTGGTGTACGCGCTGCTGTTTCCCGATGACCTCAGAGAACTTGATGCATTATTTGCAGCTAAGTGTGCAAAGTTTGGCAGAACTACCACTGGTGTGAAGTTTGATTTCAACTGGTGTCGTGGTTCAGGCGACATGGACACTGGGCTGGGCAATGGTATCTTGAATTACATATCTACTATGTATTTTCAGGCTATTAATTTTTGCCCTTTAAGTTCCAATTGTGGGTTGGAGAAATGCAGCGCCGTTGGGTGCGTGTCAGGCAAGTTCGTGATCAAAGGAGACGATTCTTACGGTAGTATGCCAGTGAATGGCGTTTTCACAAACACATATGCATTATTCGGTTTTGATGCGAAATTGATCGTTAGGCAGGACCCACACGATGTGGAGTTTTGTTCCGGTCACTTTGTTCGCGTCAAGGGTGGATGGTATTACGTGCAAAAGTTGAGAAAGCTGTTGACTAGCATTGAAACTGTAATAAACTCTGACTTTATTGATCGCGGTTGGGTCGCACATTATTACCGATCGTTGGGTATGATGTACAAGGTGCTATACAAGGGCTTGCCAGTGTATGAGCATCTTGCAGATTACTTGATGACAGTTGTTGATTATGGACTGAATTTTAACCTAGTCCGTGACAACAGCTATGGTGTTAGTGAGGCCTTTGAGCATTTTGAGTCTTCTGCTGAAGCTGATGTCAATACCTATCATGATATCTCGATGGTTAATGACATGAGTTACGCAGAACTTGATGCCCTCATCCGCACATTCAAAGCGCAACGTTTAGTACTACCTCCTCAACAGTACAAACAATGTCGCTTACGGACAAAGCCATCTGAACATAACGTCGATGAATTTGTGCAGAATATAACATATATTACAGCAGCATAAATGCCGACACTTTAAACAAAGTCCAGAAAAACAACCTGGGTTGTGTTCGCAAAGCCAGACCAAGGCTTAACAAATTGCGTCACCTGATGCGGCTCGGGTGATCGTTGGTCTATATCGTGGGGCTAAACACGATGAAATTTTCCGCAGGAAACGTTGTTTCCAC